TCTAAGTATTTAGGATCAAATCTATCAAGAGCTGATTGTTTTATTTCTTGAGCGGGAACCACAGGTTCTCTAAAAACCGGTAAATTAAAACTTTCGCTTTCATCTATATAATCTTTAGCTGATCTCAAATCAACTTTTGGACCCATGGTTCCTCCACTAAGAGTATCAATAGGTTCATTAACAAATCCGTCTAATCTATTTGTATCTACACCAAGAGAACTGCTTGCGTCTCCTGCAAATGAAAATTTTTGTAAATCTCTTTGCGCCTCAAGAGCTAGTCTTTCATTATTATTCATTGCGGTAATTGCAGGTAAACCACTAGATGTTAATGGATATTTATTAGGATTGTCAGCAATTTCTTTTCCCACATCATTTAAGTTATTGTAGCCATCTTTGACTTTACTTGTTGCATACTTAACAACCTCATTCATAGCTCCAAGGAAACCAATACCTCCACTCAAGGCTTTTTCTCCAAGAGCACCTAAAGTTTTACCACCAGCGTATGTGATATCGCTCATGATCTCACTAAATGTAGGACCATACTTATTGGCTAGTCTAATTCTTTCGTCAGCTACAGTGGGGCCTCCTGGAGTTATTGCTTGAGTTAAACCTGTTACAGTTCCTGTTACTTTACCTGTTACTGGATCTACAATATTAACAGCTTTAGTCTTGTCTCTTTTAAAAGCAGCTATTCCCTCTGCTTGTTTGATTCTTCGATCTAGACGATCTGCAGTTATATCAGGTCTATTATCAAAATATTGAGCACGAGCTATTTCTCTTTTCGCAGCTTGTGATTTAGCTGCTCCCGATTGACCAGATGCAAAAGCGCTAGATGCTCCTGTTGTTTTTTTAGGAGAGCTGAAAGATTGTGATTTAAAAGATTCCTGTTCGCCTGGTACTGCCATTATGTATTCCTTTGTCTAGCTATTTCTTCCAATAGCGTGTCGTCGCCTATTATATCTCTTGCTAAAGCAGAATCAAGGTTTTGTGTTCCTTGAAAACCTGAAACCACACTGCCTGCTGTAGAACTTATAGGTTGGGTCGTGGTCGGTGGGGCGGGAGGCGTGATCTCTGTTTGTCTAAACCCCTCTGGTATGACAAAGGTAGAATCAAAATCGCCCTCGTTAACGTCCACATTCATGTTATTTCTTCTAATCTTTAGTATTTCACGAAGAGCTAGTGGGAAAGGATTTTGTATTTCTCTACCTAGTTCTTCTTCTAAGTCTCTAAAGTTTTTATTAAAGGCTCTTCTAATACCATCTCCCGGTAGATAAGGTAAGTAATTACCACGTATAATAGCTGCCCTCTCTCGTCTTGTAATTCTTTTCATCTCTTTTATTAAATCAGATCTTTTCGCTCCTAACTTTAATGCATCTTCATATGCATTATGCATCTGTTTAAAGTTTTGAAATCTCACTCTTTCTGCTTTGAGATATTGATCTACGATTTCAGCAGGGGAAACAAGACCACCTTTCAATACATCACCAACAAAGGATGCTCTTGCACTGTCATTTTTTTTATTGAAATCTGTAATAATAAAAGGCATCGCATCTATCGGATCAAGTTCTATCGCTCTAAATCCAAAGATACCTCCTGCCTCATCTAGTAAATTATAGGTCTGACCATACTTATCTGGTATTTTTTCATTACCCAATGCACCTGCTTGAAATAATCTTTTAACTTGATTAACAGAACCGGGCATAAATGTTTCTAGAACATGCATACCGCCTTTATAAACTTTCTCCCCTGTTGAATCTCCAGGTCTAAAAACTTGTCGGCCATCTCTTGATCTCCCGTTTCTAGCAACGATATCTGCAAAAGCCTCAAAGAAAATAGACTCTGAAATAAAAGGTTTTGATAGTTCATAAAAACTTGTTGCACCTGCGTCTAATAAATATTTATTTAAACTTTCCCCTGTTTGTTGTCCTTTAGCTGCTTCATTTAAAATTGTATTAACAGGTCTAACTAATGTGTCGTATGGAAAGATATAACTTAAATCTACATATTTTACTTTGCCTGTTTCTTCATCTCTTTCAAGTGGCATCAACAAACCATTGGTCGACCAAGAAGGAACAAAAGTTCTAAGTGCTCTCATGTCATCATTAGTCATGCCAGCTAAAGCTTTACCAAATTCTACAAGACCTGCAGGAACAACCGCTGCTGTGGTGGCAACACCCGTTAATCTTCTAAGTCCTGTTTGTTTAAAGCCCTCTACTTGTAGTTCTCTTAGTCCTCTTTGTATTGTGTTAAAACCTGTCCTTATAATCTCAGCAGGGAAAGCAACAAACGTTCCAAGAGGTAATCTTCTAAGTGTTTTAATAAACTCGCCAACATATTCGTAGTTAGGTATGTTGTGTTTAGTAATCTGAGCAGCCATATTTTCATAGAAAGTTTCTAATAGTTTGTCTCCCTCTAGTCTAACGCCTTGATTACCAAGAGTTAAGAATCTACCATCAGGACTAATATCAACCACCCGGTCAAAGATAGGATCGTTTCTAGTTACTTTTCTACCAAGTAGTTTGCTGTATGCCTGCATATTTTTAGGATCAAAAATATTTTTTGAGTTAATTCCAAGCACTTTAAAATTTTCTTTTAGAGATTCTAGTTCTGCTTCAAAGTTAAAATTTTTCCATAAATTATCTTCAGCTAAATATGCTCGTCTTGCTTTTTCCGCTAACTTACTTGTTCTTCCTAATAAAGTATTCATAGCTCCATTGAAGTTGCCTGTGTAAAAATCAGTTCCCACTTCTTTTGCTAAAGCATCTATGTCTCCTGCAATAGGGTTGGTGCCGTTAATACCTAGTCTTTGATTTCTTAATCTTCTAGTTTGTGATTCTACATCATTACCTGTTATATCTTTTAGCGATCTTTTAAACAACCTAGCTGTCTTTGCAGGATTTTGAAAAAGAATATTACCATTCATCGTGGTAAATAAAGCAGCAGATATTACGTTTCGAACGTGAGTAAAAGGAGAGTAAATAGTTTTAGCTTGTTGAGATATACTTTTAGGAACTAAGACCATCCACTTGTATAGATTATTTAAAGTATTGTCGGCTATCATTTTATCTGTATTGGTGATTGCCTCTGCTACAGGTTTAAAAGTATATTTTCCATCCAAAATACTAGGCACAAGAGTTCCGTTAGTGGTTTCTATTCTTACGATATCTTCTGACAAATCTAAGTTTACATCTTTATATTCTGGTAAATTTTTTATAGCTGCCTCGGCATCAGCAGTTGAATCAAAAAACAAAGTGCTTTTTATCCCTCTACCTGCTCCCGGTATAGGACTTGGTTTTAAACTATCTTGATATAATTTGTTATGTGTAGAAAGTTGAGACATAATCTCTGCTTGTTTTGCGTTAGTATTAGCAATGTTAAAAAAAGGATCTTCAACTTCTCCTAATAACTCTCTAACTACTTTTGATTTTACAGTTCTCTTTTTAAATATATCCTCATCAACATCTAATTTTAAATCATCTTTTAGAAACTTTCTAAAGTTTCCTATTGGTCCTGCCGCTGATTCTTCAAATAAAGTTTTACCTCTAGTTTTTACAATTAATCTCACCGCATCTACAGCTTTTTGTGGAGCAGTATTTAATTCAAAATCATCACTCATCCTTTTGATTTGTTCTTCAATAGCCTTCTGTTTTCCTATTTTTCTTTCTCTTTCAATCAAAGGATTTCTCTCTGCCATGGGATTCTTTTGACGTTGTGCTGCTCTAGCCTCTACAATCTCAGTTGCTTTCGCTCTTGTTCTGTCACTATTTCTGTAAGCCATAGCAATTGATTTAGAAAAAAGTCTCTCTGCTTTTCTCATTATTTCTTGTGTTGGTTTAAATTGATTATCAGTAAATAAACTTTTAATTATGTTTTTATCTTTTTTAAATATTTTGTATTCTCTATTGACATATTTACCTAGCTGACTCGTGAAAGTTTCACTTAATTGTTCTGCATTTTCCAAAACTTCTCTAGCTATTTTTTCTTCTGCTTTAGATAGTCCTGTGACTTTTAAAGCTGCTCTAGCTTCTTTAATTAAAGGTTGAAGTAATTGTTTGTCTAAAGTCAAAGAGTTTAAATCTATTTGATATCTTGCGTTTAATAATGAATCTTCAAATTGTTTTATATCATCGTCGGATGCTTTCAATGTGTTCCTCATAAAGTCGTGAAGCTTTTCTCTTTTTTGATAAGCAGGATTATTTATTTCAAACTCTTTACCTCTTGCATTCACTTTTGTTTTTACTTTAGGTGTGGAGTACGCAGCTTCAGGAGGCACATGTTTTAACACCGCACCGTTATCATCAAATACAAAATTTGGTTTTTTAAAGTCACCAAAATCAGTTAGTCTATCATTTAAAAGTTTTTGAAATTGATTAAAGACTTGTTCTTTTTGAGAGCCTGCATTTTTAAGTGCTTGTTTAGAAATATTTTCAGCGTTCTTTGCTAAATTATCTACAAAAAATTGTGCCTTCAAAGCATAGGTTGTAGCGATTTGATCACCATCTTTTAAAATATTAAATGCTCTTTTACCTAATACACTGTTGGGAGTTAGTTTATTTAGTGCTTTGCCTAACACACTTTGTAGTGGGCTTTTATCAAACTGTCTTGCAAGAGGAGAGGCCTTTAATGCTTTTGATGTTCCTGTAATTATTGTGCCTAAACCTGCACCTATAGCACCACTTTCTACCGCAAATTTAAAACGATTGGTAAATCTTCTAAATGCTTCTTCTCTACCTTCCGCACCCTCTCTTTGATCTGTGGCTGTTGGGCCGCCAAGAACATCACCAATAGTTCCAAAGTCATCGGTGTAAGCAATGCCTTCACCTATGGTTGATCCTAATAAACCTGCTCCACCTATTTTAAATTTTCTACCAAGATCCGCTTTACCTGTGACTTGATCTATATCGTCTCTTGTTCTGCTTGTTCTAACTTTTTTTGCAATTTGTTTATCTGCGTATTTACCTGCTTTTTTGGCGTCTATAGCTTTTCTAGCAAGACCTGTGCCTATTTTATAACCCGCAACTCCCGGTATACCTAATTGGATAAGTCCTTCAGTTATCTTACCTGCAACAGTTTTCTCTGCTACTTCTTCAAAAGGATTTATCTTATCAAAAAATTCTTCAACACTTGTAGCTGTGTCTGTATCTAGCCCTAAGTCAACTAGCTCTGCACCAATGGAAACAAAACCCTCTGGCACTTTTAAAACACCTGATGCTATACCTGCAAAAAAACCTTTGAAAAATCCTGGGGATTTATCTTCTTTTTCTTTTGATTCTAAATGATCAATAATTTTTTGTTTGGCTTCATTGTTAGAAAGCCCTTCAGGGAGATTATATTTTTGCCCCTCATATCTATATATCGGCATAAAACCTCCTAGCTTAAATCAGTTATTGTTTCGTCTGTGGCTGTAGTTGTTTCTGCATCATCTGTTGGATTAGGGAATCTTTCCATAGCTTTTTGATTCGCTCTTTTTGTTGCTTCTTCAACTTCAAGTCCCTCTTCTTTTACATATAAATCAACTAATTTATCTGCGTATTCATTTCTTTGCTCTGTTAAAGACTTACCTGCTTTTTGTGATGTAATTTCAATTGATTTTGCGTAAGCTTCCTCCAAGGACATATTAGGATTAGCTGTCATTATATCTTGAACTAATTGACCAAAGGTTCCTGTCTTTTGAGTTCTGGCTAATTCATCTTCCGCACCTTTGATCGCTAGCATTTCAATCGCTCTTTCATCTTTCAATGATTCCCTACCTAAAGCTGCAAAAGCTTGTAATGGATCTTTCGCAGATTTAGCAATCTTCTCTGCAAAATTACCACCTCTAGCAGACGCCAAGTTTAAACCAAACTGTGCTAGCTGTAGTAGTCCTTGTTGTTTTAATCCTTCTTTAGGATCGCCTAAAATCTTTTTGTATAATTCAGATCTTTCTTTTACTAGACCTTCTAATTCCACTAATCTATCTCTTTCAGAATCTGTATTGTTTAAACCAGATCCTTCTAATTCTTCTGCTGCTTTTTTTACAGAAATATCCTGCCCAGGTCCCTCTGCTGTTAGAAGGGCTTCCCTTAACTGATCGGGGTTTTTTGCGTCTTGAATTTCTTTTGGTACGGGAGTAGAGATAGCAGTATCTACACCAACAGTAGCGTCTTCGTCCCCTGTTGCAGGAATCACTTTGTCTCCTCTAGGAGTTTTTACTGTTGTTTCAGGGCTAAAGACAACTTCTTCTTTTTTTTGAACAACCTTCATTCCTCTAGCGCCTGCTACCACTGTCTCAGTGATTCTAATTTTTTCTCCTTTTTCGTTCTCAATAATCTCGTCTCTTATGACTGTGCCTACTGGAGGTAAGTTTCTATTTTTGTTAAGTATGTCTGGATCTATAGCCGTGTTGGTTCGATCTGATAAAAAAGGAAGTCTATTAACATCTCCTCCATTATCAAATCTTTGAACTATACCGCCATTAGCAAATGCAGGAATACCATAGGCACGTAGTTGGTCCTTGGTCAATCGTCGTTGAAAAAGGGGTCTATCTAAGATAGCCATTATCCTAGTAACGAGCTAATACCGCCCGTCCCTCCTAAGGCACCTAAGGTGCTAAGACCTGCGATACCTAAACCTGCAACTTGTTGAAATAAAGATGGAGCAGGTGATTCTGTGTATCTAATTTGTGATGAAGGCACGCCTCGTAAAATATCGGATGCAAATGTTGCTCTTCTAAATGGCTCTTGTTGTCTGGCTAGTTCTGTTCTTCTCGCAGCTTCTAAAACATTTTGTTCTTGTTGCTGTTGAACTCCGCCGATACTTAGTAATCTGTTAATATCGACACCGCCAAGTCTTTGCCCAGCTTCACCTAATCCAACTTGTGCTTGACCTGCTTGTAGTGTTTGCACTCCAAGTTGTCCTAGTTGTTGTGCAGTTCTTTGCTGTGCCTGTTGTGCTTGTAAAAAGTTTCGTGATAAGTCTTCAAAAATTCTTTGTGATTTTACCTGAGCTAAATTTCTTGCTTCTTCCGCCTCACGAACGCCGAATCGTGATCCGCCAAATGCTCCTGCAGCGACAGCCTCGGCAGATGTTCGTTGTCCTTGAATAGCTGCCTGCCTGTCTAATTCAGCTAATGCTTGTTGTGTAACTTGTTGTTGATACGGATCCATGAAAGTAGAAACTTGCGATGGGTCCAATTGTTGAACGCCTGCGCCGATGGCACCGAGCCCTGCTCCTACAGTTGTAGATGCAGCGTCTAAAAACGGTTGATAAACGCCCAATCCTTCTTCTGCTTTTGCAACCGCTGTTCGTTGCGCTTGAGTTAGAGGAGCAACTTGTTGTGCGGGTACTGCTTGAGGTATGCCTGCTAATCCTCGAAGTCTTAATTGATACTGTTCATCTGTTTCATCTGGTCTTCTAGTAGCACCTAATTCCTCTAATCTAGCTTCATATTCAGCGTCTGTTTCGCCAGCTAATCTTTGAAAGTTAGGAATACCAAATGTAGAACCTAATATCTGCTCTACTCTCTCTTCTATAAACGGCGCTTGCCTTTGATATACTACTTGATCTACCACTATGCTACCTTCTTCTCTAATTTATCCATCATGTCGTACATTTGCTTTGCACCTCTACGACGTTGCTCTACCTTATCACCTTTTTTTGCACCCTTCAATGATCCTAATCCTCTAACTGCTTTTGCAGTCATCACAAACTCACCATCACTTAACATAGCAGGAATGTCATCGGATTTTTCTGTTCCGGGTCCAGAGATCTGTCCTGTCTTTCTAGGAAAGCCTCCGTCTTTTAAACTTCTATATGTTGGAGATGCTGCACCATATTCTCCTGTCGCAGGATCATAATAGCTTATATCTGGTGTGCTAAGATCCAAAGGAGACACACTTCCTGCTTTTGGTGGTGGAGGCATATCTATTTCTTCTTGATCATCATCCATGGCAGCACCTAATGCACCGATAGCACCTAAACCTAATGCACCTGCAGTTAATGGATTATCTTTTATGAACCCACCTACTTGAGATAGCAGTCCTTCTTTTTGTGCAGCGGAAGTTGCTGCTTGTTTAACAGCGTTCGCTTCCATCTGTGCAGCTAAAGCTGCATTTGAAGTTGGAGCTGCGGTCGCTGCTGCTTGTCCCCCTAGTCCTGTCACACTACCAATGCTAGATCCTAGTGCTCCTAGTCCTTGACCACCAACCAATCCCACGCTACCTCCCAAGGCTCCTAAACCATAACCCATCAATGCTGATGTAGCTATGTTTGCGGGATTGTCCCCTCTGACTGCTGATCCTAAACCTGCACCAATTGAAGCGCCTATAGGTCCGCCAATTGCAAAACCTATTGCTCCTGTGACTGCGGGTAGAATCTTTTTAAACATTTTTACTCCGGTAGTGTATGTGCTCCAGCAAACACATTAGGAGCTGTTACGTGAACATCTCTTCTTATGTCTGCTTCAGTTGTATCTGTTTCAGGATTGTCAATGTCAGCTTGACACTCCTCATGTGAATTATACTCTTGACCTGTTTTAGTGTTTGTAATTGTGGTTTCTACTTTAGCACTATAGACAGGAACTTTTTTACCTTCGATATCGTCATAACGTAATATCTTCGGTTCATCTACAATTTTCGCCATACTATAGTTTTATAGGCGAAAAACTAATAAATCAACCGATTATTGAAAGCCTACGTTACCTGATATGGATATGCGATATTCATCGGAAGTATAGAAAGGATAAACTTGATGATTAAGACTAGCTGGAAATAATGCCATTTTACCTTCCCATTCTTTGTCAGCAGGTATTGCATGAGAAACGATTTGACCCATTTCATTAGGCATTATGAAAACAAAGTGCCCTGCTCTTATTTCGTCCTCTTTCATGTGTGGAAATCTAGCTTTTTCATCAGTCATACTAAAAGGAATTTTATGCCAAACGACAAAACTAAATAAACCATCATGCACGTGCACTGGATTAAACTCATGTTTGCTTTGATAATTAACCCAAAGATTATGTAACTCTAGGTGAAATTGTTTAGTTTTGTGCATACCACTTATTCTAGCGTAATAACCAGGATACTTTTCAAAATGAGCTTGAATACATTTATCAATTAAAGGCCAAATAATTGATTTACCATCTGGTATCATAAATTCTTTTTGAATGTTCCCCGCTAAATCTTTATTAGCTTTTTCGGTATGTTTTTTGTTAATTACTTCGTCTAGTTTTTTTGTAATGTCCTCAGGGACAGATGTTATAAGATACATTATTATTTTACCTAAAATTAATATTAATATTTACCCTTATGTTTTGATCAGTTTGAGGAACACTTGCATGTTCCAAATTACCATCAAAAATTACTAAGGTATTTTCAACAGATTCAACTCTCGTATCATCTTTAAACAGAGTATATCCATTATTCGTGTTTACAGAATACAAAGCAACGCTATGCTCCTCAGGAAAATCAACGTGAAAACCATGAGGGTCTTGAAGTTCATGTTTTGTGTATAAGTTTGCTTTTGCTCTTATTAAATATGAAAAATTCATATGTCCTATAATAGGCATAACAACATTTGCAAAATATTTACTTTCTTGTGTATTGTTCATGTAAAACATATGTCCAAAAAAATATCCATCGTTGACATTTTTTTTTGCCACACCTTCACCATAATACCAAGGAAAGTTATCACCTCCTGTGAGAATATTTTTGATTTCTAAAAATTGATTTTGAGGTAAAAAATCCTTAATGATTTGCATTATTGTTGTTGTTTAACCTCTAACAGAGATACTTCTATCATCGCTCTTGATGCTACGTTTGCTTGCACTTTCATTTTGTCTCCTTCTTGATACACCATACTTGTGTTTATAGTGTTTGTGTCAGATGCCGATACATCTACTTGAAATATTTGAAAATCAGAACTTCCATCATGATGATCAATATTTACAGTTACCGCACTTGATCCGTCATAGTTATGTGTATTTATTGTCTTAACTATAAATGTTGACACTGGTGTGGGTGGTGTAGCTGCTACATTAGCTGAAGGCACAGTAAACACTGTGGTTAAATCAGTTGTAGTTAAGTTCGCAATAAATCTTTTAAATACATCAGCCATTAGTTAAAAACCACGACCTTCTTGTGGCCTCCTCTTGTGTGTCTTGAGTGTACTGAGTATTTAATTGTTGAACTAATTCTTCCAATTGTCTTATTAACTCAGCAGACTGCTGAGCGTCATACTCAGGTCTAGGATCGGGAAATCTTTGTAAGGTTAATTTTGCCATAAAGAATAGTATATTCCCTTCTAAGCAAAATTGAAATTAATATTTACTCTAATGCTTGTATCTGTTTGAGGCACAGTAGCGTGTTTTAAAGACCCATCAAATATAAGCATTGTGTTTTCCTTAGAGTATGCTTTTTCACCGTTTTCAAATAAAGTGTGGCCATTGTTAGTATTCACAGAAAACAAAGCAACCATGTGTTTTTCTTTACTATCAACGTGAAATTTATGAGGTATTTGTGAGGGTTGTCGTGTTATTAATCTTGCTCGTGCTCTAAGTAAATAATTAAATTGTAAGTTTCCTAATATTGGATGCACTATTTGTTGAAATAAGCCACTAAGTTGATTTCCATCATTATACAACGTGTGCGTAAAATAAAAGTCGTCATTTCTTTCAGAGTTTGTTGAATGAGGTGAAAAACCCCATCCCATCGTTGACCCTAATAATGTTTTTTGAATATCTAAAAAAATATCTTTAGGTAAAAAATTTTCAATTAATTGCATCTTAAAAGATACTATCGTCTACCATCTGGTTGTATGTCAAATCTTTGTGTTCCCAATCTCCATGCAGTACCGGTCGTGTTAGAAACAACATTGACTGTAAACTCTCTACCCCTTCCACGCAAACTCACAAACTCTGTAGCATCGGTAAATGTTGCAGTTTTAGTAGTGCTAGTGCTTGTATTTGGATAGTTTTTAAATTCTAATTTCATATTTAATGTGCCTGCTTGATTTTGCACGTCAGGTATAAGTTTTTGCACAAATAACATATCATTACCCTCACCAATTTCTACTGATCCAGACTTTACAAAAGCAGTTATGGCTTGACCATCAGCATCATTACCTGTTTCGTGTAGATACATTTGAGTAGCACCATCTGTCAAACCTAAAATTGTTTCATTGTTAGCTGTTGTGGTTGATAAATATTCAGTTCCAACAGGGTTTTCATATACTTCTCTATCTATCCATGTTGTTCGAGACAGTGTTCCAGTCCACCACGTTTGCTCTAGATAATTGTAAGCAACAATAGCATTTATTTGATCTGATCCTGTTCTAGGATAGAACCACATTATTTCATTAAATTCACCATTGTGTCCCGCAAAAGCATTCTCAGATCCTGTGATATTAATATTATCAAAAACAAATTGTTCTACGGTGCAAGGTAATTTTTTTACTGTACCATCAAATAGAAAGAATGAATCTTGAGACATCCAATAAGCAACACCATTTAAATCAAGACCAGCATGACTACCAATAATTCCACAGTTTTGACCTAGTTGTCGTAGTCCAAAAGTAAATGGTGGACCAATAAACTGCATTGCGTGTAGTGAAGTATCCGTCCAAACAAGTATTTGACCTCTCGATCTTTCAGCAGCCACGATTCGTGATCCGTCGGCAATACGTAGTGAACCAGCAGTATTCTCTGCGGTAGGTTGATAAGTGTTTATATCTTCTTGATCAGAGAATCTAATTAATAAATCATCTTGTGAACCTGTTGTGCCAATCGTGTTTTCTGTGCCCATAAAAACTAAATGTCTATCTGGTGTAGAGACTAAACTTAATCTTGAGGCTGTTGGAGCGTTTGTTATAGCAGCGGCTCTTGTGCTTACACCAGAAGAAGTGTCCCATTGAAAAGCTCCGCCATTTAAAACTGTTGCAATCAAATCCTCACCAAAATTATCAAGTGACCATTGTCTTGCTTCTAAAGTTACATTCGATGTTGTCGAGGGTGATCCCCAACCTCCTGCGCCCCAAGTATCCGTACCCCAACCAAACGCTGATGTAGATAGCTCAGGACCTATTGATATTTGATACTTTGCATTACCTGTTCCTCCACCTCCTGATGTAGAACCTGAGGCTGCGCTTGTATGTGTCACCACATAAGCATCACTGTTGGCGACCGAAGTAATCTCAAATTCTTTGTTCATGTCTAATCCATCAATTGCTGAAAAAGAATCAAAGGTTACAAAATCACCTTTCTGTGCGCCATGTGATGTATCAGTAACAACCACTGAAACTGTAGCATTAGTAGTAAAAGGATTTGTAAGAGCTTGTGTTTCTCTTATAGGTGTAATGTCATAAGCTAAACCCTCTTCAACGACATAAAGCTTTCTGTCTGTCCCTATTGCATCATATCTTGTGCCATCCAAAGCTACCCAAGCATGTTGATCACGTGCAACACCAACCAGAGTTGTGGAGATAAACTTCTCCCATCCTTTGATTTTTTGCGGCAGTCCTTGAAAAAAGCGTACATTATCACCGTCCGTCCACTTGCCTTCGCCTGTGTAGTCGGTTACTTCTTTATTGATGCCTGGTGCTGGTCTAAAATTTACTAATGGCATTTCAGTAATATACTACAAAAAACTAAATTTAAAACTATTGAGTTTATCTGTTATCTACCTAGATTCATGTTTAACAGTAGCCTGTGAGGGTATTTAATAGGATTATTACCAGCGTGTAAAACAGTGCCTTCCATAAAAATAGCTCTACCAGGAGCGGGGCTTACTCTAAACTCTTCTCTTCCTTCATTATCAAAAAATACAGTATCTCCATCAGTTTCATGAAGAAAAAGAATACCGTTGACTAATTCATTTGCTAGACTTTTATTATCAATATGAGGAGGATTTGAGATGCCTTTTTTATTAATATTTAAAGTGTTATTAGCTTTCAGTCTTGTAATCCTTCTATTTTTTAATTTTGCCAAATAAATAACAGTCTTAGCATCAGGGCAAGTTAGTTCTCCATTTAAGACAAAAGTATGAGTATGTTGAGGAGATTCATAAAAACCTTTTTCTAAATCTTCTTCATTGTTAGTTAAAGTCCATGACCAAAAGTACCAACTAAAATCACGAGAAATCATTAAATTGTATAAAAGTTTTGACTCCTCTAAAGAAATGTAATTGTCAATTACGTTTATTCTTTTACCTTGTAATAAATCTACTGAAGACATGTTATTAAAAGTAAGTATACCATCCTGTAATTATATATTTTTCCTTAGTATTACTTATAACTCCTCTATGAGTATGAGTCCAAATTGTAGGCCAAACTATAGTCAATCCCTTTTCAGCTTTTGTTTTAATATTTTGATGTAAAAATTCAGTGCCACCATCTTCCACATTATTTAAATAGGTCATAAAAACAAGATGTCTGTTCATAGTCTGTAGATCATTATTTTCACAATGCCAAGTTTTATACCCTCCACCCACAGGATAAAATTGAAAGTTATAATTACCAGTAATATTAAATTTTTCCGTATGCTCAACAGAGGGGTAATTTTTAATGTAAATTTGTAAAACTTTTTGAAGACATTTTCTGTATTCTCCAATTACTCCATCAAAATTTCCGGGACTTACATGTAAATCGGTGCTCTCTTTAAAATTATGATCAACAATTTCTTTTTCACCATTTTTATTAAGCACACCTTTCGTGGTATATTTTTTATTGTAATTAAAATAGTCTATTAGCTCGTCACATAAATCTTTTGGTATATATGAACCTAATATAAAATTGTTATTACCGTATTCTTTAATTTCCATTATTTTTTTGCAGCAACTAAAGATCCAACATGACCTTTATAAGCCCTATTACCGAAGTGCGTTAAAGGCATCGCTAAATCTGCCCATATCTCTCCGCCACATTCCTGCCATAGTCTTGAGAAGTAGTAATCTTCCGATAAATATCTAACTTGTCCTTGAGTTTTATAAGGCCCAACCGCAAATAAATCATAACAATTATCAGATCTATACTGCAGTCCGTTTACTATTTGATCAGTTTCATACTTTCTTTCAGGAAATTTTTTCATCATGGTGGTAAACACCTCTCTTTTAACTAACATCATACCTGTAGCTGCTTCATTAACCCGGAAAAAACCACCCTCTCCTTTTATTTCTTCTGGATTATCAAAGTTTACATTGTATCCCAAAGCTCTTGCTTCAATCTCTGCGGCGTCAGCATCTGGGTGCTTTTCTAAAATTCCTTTAATCTTTTCTATATAAATGTGTTTTCTTGGATAGATACCACAAACTACATCTTTATCTGCACATAATAATCTCTCAATGTTTTGCCAATGAAATCCTATATCAGCATCAATAAATAACAAATGAGTGGCTGCAAAATCAGTTTGATCTAGCATCATGGAAACTAATGTGTTACGTGCTCTGGTGATTAAACTTTCATTACCCATAGTTTGCACCCTCATTTTAATACCACTATTTTGAGTGTAGTTTTGTATTTCTAACAATCCATGTAAAGTGGGTTCTGTAAGCATACCTCCATACATCGGCATTCCTAGAAATATTTTAAAATTCTTATCTTTTAATTCTTCTGGTTTAATCATTTATACTCCTTTGTTAAATACATAAAAAATTCATTGCGATAGAAATTCTCTCATGTTCGTGTTCTTGACATGGGCTAACTGAATGAGGAATAGTTCCTTTAAAAAATACCATACTTTTTTCTTGAGGGACATAACAATAATATTGACTATACAGTGTAGGGACTAAATGATGAAAGTTTAATGTTGCTTTTTCACAACAAACTTTATGGTAATAAACAGCCGACCAAACAGATACATCGTGAATATGTGGATGATTAAAATCACTCCCTTTATTTATATTAAGCCAAAAGGTATCAAGTTTTGTTTTTATATTTATAGAAGACAAACTTTTTTGAGCAAAAGATATTAAATCTTGAAATCCAAAAGTAATATTATTGCTTTGATATCCTCCTTGATTACTTACTACTCTGCCTTTATCAAACTTTACTATGTGATCTATATGACTTTGTATTATATCAGAATCACCATCGTATTGATTGATAAATATTGATTCTTTTAATATGACCTCTTCTTGCATTATTTATATAAAAAAATATTAATAGTCATTCTTCCGTCATCTATAGTATTTCCATGATTTCCAAATGATCCATGTGATATTCCCTTTGCAAAGAAAACAGCAGAGTTTTGAACAAATCTTGAACATAAGATTTCACTTTTATGATCATCAGCATAAAATTTAGTTCCCGATTCTAAATTAGTTTGAGATAAATAAATTAATACAGTGTCAGCGTCATCTTTGTGAATAAAATCTTTTTTTTCATCTTCCGTATATCTTACATGACAAGCAGAGAATATCTCACGATAATTTTCAAAATATATATTATGATTGCTCAATATTGAAGATAGATAAAAATATAAAAAAGGATTTGATCTAATAAGAGTTTCTGTTCTTTGACCTGGCCAATTACTTTTTTTATCTAACTTTTGTTTATATTCTTCTAATGAATAAAACTTTAATTTTTTGCATTCATTATAAATAGGCTCAATATATTGAGGATTAAAAAAATTATAAATTGTTTTAATCAAAAAGTTATGGTTTTGTAGGCCAAGTTATATTGTCGGGATCAGATTGTGTTGAGGGTAAATCTCTTAAAGATTGTCTGTAAGTGGTCATTTCTGTGCTCATAGTTACATCTGATAAAGCATAGAAATCTGTTTCTGCCAATAAATCATTTCTCTTTTCTCTAATATCAGACCACTTTTCATCATCAGTTCTATTATCAACAAAAGCTTCAGGAACGTAAGCACTACCATTCCAAGTGTCATCAATTTCACCTGTATGATCAGTAGCTAAAACCTGACCTTCTTTAATTACAAATGAAGGAACATTATTTACATCATCTACTACGACAACGTTCTCCACAACATTAGTTGTTGCATTTAAAATACATACTTTAGGCATTACTGATATTCCTCTATTATTACTATACCCGCACCACCGGCGCCACCTGTTCTATTTTGAGCAAAATTTCGATTTAATGCTCCACCGCCACCTCCACCATTGGAACCAGCGTTACCGTCTGCGTTTATTGAACTATTTGTATTTTTATAATTTCCACCGAAACCAAAGGCGCTATTGCCTCCTGAACCGCTATAATAATAAGAACTACCATGTCTTCTTTTTTCTCCACCATTCAACGGATATCCACCAGGAATAACATACTGAGCATTTGACACGCTTGTTGTTTTGTCTTTAGGCATGGAAGTGTACTCGTCATTAGAGACAGAGTAAGCACCTACTCCTCCGTCTGCTGATAAGGTAACACCTGTGCCTGCAGGATTAAAAGAGGTTTGACCTCCTTGACCACCCTCGTGGTTATTAGGTCCACCAGAACCCGCTGCGCCTATGGTAATTGCAGCATCAGCTCCTAATTCTGTAGAATCGTAATCTCTAACACCACAATTTCCACCCATGCCGCCGCCTGCCATGAAAGCGTTTTGATTTCCAGGGTTAGTGCCGCCACCACCACCGCCGCCTCCTACACAATACACTCTTATAAATGCAGTGCCTGAAGTTGGGGTGTAAGTAGTTGTTGATGTAAATTCTCTTATTTGAAAGTTTGTAAGACCTCCTGCGGGAGTAGCAAATTCAAGAGCGCTTGCTCCAGAATTAACTTGAATAACTTGTCCTGCTGTCCCAATAGATGTTAGTCCTGTGCCGCCTTTAGTCGTTGGTACAGTTGGTAATCTTGCAGAGCCTAATGTTCCCGAGGCAATATTATCTGCATTTAAATCTGTAAGGGCAGAGCCATTAAGAGCTGGCAGTGTTGCAGGGAATCTTGCATCAGGTAAAGTCCCTGAAGCAACATTGCTTGCATTTAAATTTGTTAAGTTCGCACCAGAAACTTGTGGTAATGTTCCGGTTAAAGATCCCAAATCTGTAGATGAAACTATTTCAACATTAAAGTCTGAAGATCCATCACAAAAAACTGTTGTTTTTGCACCTTGTGTAATTTGAACACCATTAGCTGTGTGTCCTGTAGCTGCAATTGTTAAGGTTTGAGAACCTGTAGTATTATTAAAAAAGTTATATTCGCTCTCAACAGCAGGAATAAATACGACAATATCCCCCGTGAGAGCACCTGTTAATTCTATTGTTTTATTTGAAGATTCAGCAGTATCAGAGGCATTGGCTGTTGTCAGAGTTATATTAGCTGAACCAGCTACTGATTTAGATAAATAACCCGCTGAAAAAGCATCTAAAACTTCCAAATTGTTATTGGTATTAGTTCCCCATGTATTGGCGTTAGCGCCAGTGGCCATGAGTTCTAGTTTAAGTCTATCTGAATATGTACTTGCCATGTTTAAACCTCTCTAAAATATATCTTTTTTTAGTATTCGAGCAACATTTTTTTTATGCTGCATCTACCTCTGTCCAAGTATTACTTGCTCCTGTCACCACATTTGCCCAAGGTGTAGAGAAAGGATCACCTGTAACTATTGTTAAATCTAGTCCTGTTACGTTTACTAAAGAACTAGCTTCAACAGTTTCTGTTCCTGTTGCGAAACTCATTGCGACGGTGGAAACGCTTACAATGACACCAGTTCCTACTTCTACCGTTTCTGTTCCTGTAGCAAAAGATGATGATAAGCTACCAAGAGTTACTAAGGCATCTGCTTCTGCAACCGCAGTTCCAAGAGCTGCAGTCATCGTCACTGCCGTTGGATCTACCTGTGTGAAAATATCAATAGTAGGAGTTCCGATAGCAAAATCTAATTGATCAGAAGGTGCAATAACTCCTACGCTACCCTCACCCGATACAGTCACTCCTGACAGAGCAACACCTACAGAAAGACTGTCAAGAGTTTCTACTGCCGTTCCTGTTTGTGATGTTGTGCCTAAAGCACCTGTCATCGCAAGACCTGTTGGTGAAACAATGACACCTGTGCCAACTTCTTGAGTTGTAGTGCCTAAGGTTGTGGTCATTGTCACGCCAGTGACGCTGACCTCTTGTGTTATATTTTCATTCCAAGCAAAAGATCCCCATGTAGATCTTCCCCAACCAGCATCAACTGTTCCTGATGCGGTTTCAGTTCCTGTAGCAAATGATGTAGTTAAACTTGAAAGGGTAACATCTGTTCCCTCTTCAATACTTGTAGTGCCTATATTAAATGAAGATGTAACACCTGTTAAAGGATAAATTGATTCAGGCTCACCGACAGCCGTGCCTAATGCAGAAGTTGTTTCTAAAGAACCTAATGTAACTAAGGAATCTGCTTCAACTGTTTCTGTGCCTAACGCTGCTGTTGTCGATAACCCAGTAACAGATACTGTGATCGAACTTTGTTGGCCCCAAAAGCCTTCGCCCCAATTATTTTCACCCCAAGCATCCGCCATGGTAATGCTCCGCTAAATTAAGATAGTCTTAAAATAGCACTGTCTTTATCATTAGTTGGGAATGCGATTGTGAATGTACCGTTTGTTGATGTCTTTACACTTCCAAAATCAAGAACTGCGATTGCTGCGTTAGTAGCAGAAGATGATCTATTATATATCAATGCTGCTTGAGCAGATATGGTCGCTGATGTAAAACTTGCGTTTGCAAAATCAACGAATGCTGTTGAAGCTGTAACGCTTGTTGCTGTTAATCCAACAGTTGCACCTGTTAAAGTTGCACCGCCTGCTGCATATGTTCCTGAATTACCTACTTCGTTTGTGGCTGA